TTAGGAGGTGCGGTAATGTGAGACAAGATCCCCAGAAACTTGCATCTCCGCTATAGCAATTTGAGCGACTTGCTCATAGGTTTTTCCAGGATAATTTGGAAGCATCTGACGAACCCGCCCAGCTACGTCCAACACCATTAAGTTAAAAGAGTTAGATGTTCCAGAATCTGCGAAATTTCCCCCACTGTCAAGCGCCGCATCCGAAAAAATCCCAGAGCTTCTTAAAACATCTGCAATAGCGCCACGCTCATTATCACTGGGTGGCGTAACAGCAGCCGCACGGCCACCGGCATTACTTGAAAGTCTTGCGTGGTACTGTCGAGTTTCATCTAGTTGGGCTTGCTGTATCTGCCGCCCCATCAAACGATCAGCTTGCAAGTCTGCATGTTCTCGCTGACGTTGCTGGGCACTTTGACTTTGCAAAGCTAATTCTGCCTTGTCCTTTATGCTCAAGGCTGTGCTGGCATAGTAAGCTTGAAGATCTGGAGTCCACTGTTGTTCTAACAACATCTCAGTTTCACGTTCCCCAATACTCGCCCGAACCTGCCGCCATTCTTGGTTAGGGGGATTCTGAAGATTTTGTTGAAAGAGTCTAAACTCTGACTCATTCTGTCCAATGTGATTAGCTACAAAGTTAGCAGTTGCGTGCATATTTTCTAATCGAATCTTAGCACTATCTAACTGCGTTTGCTCAATTGAAGCATCCCCTTGTCGGTAATCTTGTGCAGCTTTGAGGGCTTCCTGCCCACGAGCCGTCATGCCAGCCCTCAGGTAAGCATTGCCTAAATACTCTAGACGAGCGCCAGGGTCTTCTGGGAAACCGCTAGCACTAGCACTAGGATCTCCAGGCTTTCCACTCACAACTCTATTAAAAGCAGTTTGAGCATTTTGATCTAGTGTATCCCGTGCTTGATCTTGGCCTTGCTGCTGTTGGGGTGTTAGGATATTTAACTGATTATAAGCATCCATCGCTCGCTGGGCAATGGATTCTTCTTGCAATTCATCATCTAACTTGTGCTGAGCTGTTGCAGTTTGAACTTCTAGCGCCGAGCGATTAGCAATCGAGTTTAAAGTGTTCTGCGCAGCCTCAATACCCTTCAAGCCAATAGTGGAGAGATCATAAGACATAGCGCTTCCTTAATAAGGCCCAACAGTTGGCATACTACCCGCAGCTACAGGAGCATTAAAACTACCAATACTTGTAGTCGCGCTGCCATCCTTCCCATACGAGTTACCAAAGATAGTGGCAGTGTTAGTTAGATTGTTCGCCACTCCAGCTAGGCCCCCAAGATAATTATCATTAGCTTGCCCCATCGCACCAGCGGCTGTCCCGTAGGCACTAGCCCGAGCAGCTTGCCCATTAGTAGCGCCAGAAAGCATAGCTAGATTATCAAACTCTTGCTGATAAGCCATAGCAGCTGCCTCAGCCGCTGCCATAGTACCATTCCCAGACCCTGTATATCCCTGGGCTGCCATTGATCTATTAGCCGCCTGAAGCCGCATTTTGTATGCAGCGGTGTTCTCTAAATAGCTAGGGTCACTCATAAAGGCATTTAGCCTCTGAGCATATTGATCTCGATATTTTCCAAAGGGATCCATTTGCTCCATCTGCTGTTGAGCAAACTCTTGAGCTTTCTTTTGTTGTTTCTTCGCCTGGCTTGCACTATAAATAGAAGTGCCAAGACCAATGACTGCACCGGCTACTGGCATTGTGATTTCCTCCAGACGTGCTTAGGTAATTCAAAGTATTCAGATGTTAAAGATTTACCATTCCGTTGGATATTACCCTCGGCGAACTTAGTAAATCCCATTAAAACTGTTAGCTTCCTAGCAGGCGCATTACCGATAGGAACTTGTGTTAAAATAAGGGTTGCATCATTACTAAACATATAATCAGCTGCCATACAAGCGGCTTTGTAGGCATCAATAGACTTTGGTTTAAACATAGTATGAACTTCATACACGCCCGGCGCTTGCCTATGAAACAAAAATCCTCCAGTTGGAAACTCTACAGAAATACAATCGTTCCAAACTGTAGACAGGTCAATCTTATCTACCCCATCCATAGTCACATGAGGGAAAACTTCTGGAGAGTTAGCAACACCCTCAAGAAACTCTGGAGTAGTCCCCAGATGCATAGTAAGCGAATCACTCATTTATGCACCCAACCTTGTGCGATTAAGATAAAAAACAACAAGGCAGCTGCCCCAGCTCTGAACAACCACTTAAGGGACATTTTTCCAAATATCAGAGCCTGCTCATCCAGCCATTCCTTAATCGCAAGCTTAACGATATCCTTTAGTTCATTCTTGGATAACTCACTCAAGATCTTCTTCGTGTCATATGTAGTCACCTGCCGGTCTCCTAAACAGCTGGATAGTATGGAATATAAACATCTATTGCCGTACCACTAACCTTAACATTAATCTTTAGGAAACCAGTAGGACTTGCACCAGCTGTAGCTACAGAAGTATAATCCATCGCAGCAGCTCCAGTAATACGTCCCTTGGTATCAACAGTTAAAACTGGCGTAGCTAAACCGCCAAGAAGTGTCCCAGCCGTAACTCCCGAATCAGCTAGAGAAACTGTCGGGTCACTTGTCCCATCCCCGCCAGCAACGTCAATCTCTCCAGCTGTGCCGGTTAGAGTTCTGGCTGCCCAAGCATCACCATTTTTCGTAACTATTCCAACTCCAGTTACTTCACCAAGTGAAACTAATGAGGCATTTAGAACATTAATCTTCTCTCGCAATGCCCCTAACCACCTAGCCCAAACTGCATGAACAAGATCTCCTGGGTTGAACTTAGCCATATCACCACGAAGGATCGGGGTATGCTCAGGCACTGGTGGTAGAGGATCAGTCTCAACACTCATAACGTCCCCACGTCATATTGGGCATCTAGTGCCCGAATCCTAAAAGGAGTGTTAGCAGTATGCCGCAAATGATAAGCTCGTCGAACAAAGGTTCCGCAATTAATAAGTTTCGGGACTTTAAGGTTGAGATCAACCCGCCTAAAATTACTCCAAGTTTGATAATCGTCATCAGTTTTCCTTACTTGAAGAACGCTTCCAGGAACTCTGTCCCCCACAAACTTCAGCATATTGAGATGCTTTCTGCGAAAGGTTTGGGCATCAAAGCTAGGAGTGATAATGTCTACAACAATTGGATTACTATCATCTTTATAATCTGTGCTGCTGATAGTATATAACGCTCCATTAGTTTCATGTTGTAAAACGTGTTCCCCACTAGCATCATAGGTACAGTCTACGAAGGGTAGATAATTTCCACTACTTGTAGTCCACTGATACCACAATTGCTGATTTACGTCATACACTAAAGTTAGATTAGACTGCTTAAAAGTCAACACATAAAAACTGTGTCCATTGATCTTAAACGTCCAAGAGAACACAACTGAAGTATTAATATCACAAAGCAATCTGTCAACAGCAGGAGTTGAAACAACAGAGTGTGCGCCTCTGTCAAGCTGGGAAACTTGTAAGGAAGCGTTCTGATCTGTTGAAAGAAAGAATAGAACGTCATTAATAGCACGAACACTGTCCGCACTAGCACAGCCATAGTTAACCTTCATACCTTGCACTGACTGCAAGGGACTGCCTGTAGGCTGGCCGGCATCAAAGAAGTATTCAACCGTCCACTTTTTCAGAGCCACTACATAAACAAGCTGCTTAGCAAGAAACACTCCACCATCAGGCTCGATTTGAGCACGGAGATAGTTCAACGGATCCCAGTCACCCGCGACAGATACTGAGTTAATAGCACTACCCCAGATAACTGCCTCAGGCTGCATAACATAGACAGGGCCATTTAAATAGGCAAGACCTTTTACTGTAGTGGTTGGGTAGTCTGCATCAATAGTATGTAAATCAGAGGATAGCCCACCAACAGTATCATAAGCATAAGCCTTTTTGCCATTACCAAACACCAGCTTTGGCGTTGCCCCAAGAATAGAAATAAACCTATACACCCCACCAGTGTTATCCACACCACTAACTGCCGTACCATTCCTGTAAAAGACACTACCAAAAACAGAGTAAACATCCCCATTCCAGAAAAACACACCATTTCCAACTTCATTAGCTGACACAACACTTGTCTGTGTAATTCCTGGACGTTTAAAGATATTAGCCTCCCCTTCCTGGGTTGCCTCAAGATAGCAATTAACCAATCGAGCATCTTTGTTTATAGTACCATCCCGGTTTGACTGGATGATTACTAAGGGGAGTCGTGGTGGAAGGGTTACACTTTCCCACTGTTGCGTAGCCTGAGGGTTAGCCATTAGACAAATCTCCCAGCTGCGTGGTAGCCACTCCTACGATCCGGAGCAAAGCTAGTTGAAGCATCCTCAACATCCCAAGATTCTAAGGCATCCCTATAGATTGCAGCCCGTTGAGCGCAACGATCCATAATAGCAGCCGGCTGCCCACTACAAATATCATCAGCTAAACCCCAACGCAAGGCAATCCGCCACTCCTGCGGGAAGTCCATGTCATCTTGCAGGTTGATAGGATTAACAACCTCCCTTTGAATTAAGGCGACTACAGTGTTCAATGCTTCTGAAGTGCTAGGAGTATTCCAGAAGCGAACCTCTAGGTAATCAGAGAGCTTGTTTACAAAGTAAGATGTTATCGTCCCATCACTTACAGTAGGAAGTAAGTTCCAGTCTTTCCACGAGATAGCAATTAACGGCCGCTTTACATTGTCGGGAGTCTTAACATAAGCATCAAGAATCCTCGAAGGCTTAACCATGTTAATAGTCTTGCCGGGGCCAATTGAGTAAGTACTTGTCCCAGCTACCAAGGTAATAGTAAGTTCTTCAAGCAAGAAAAGCTTTAACCCCTGGGTTTGCCAGAGGTTAATAATGTCATTCAGTCGACGGAAGTTTGAGGATAGCTGTTCACTGTTAGGATCTTCACCCTCTTCTAAAAATCCCGCATCGTGCATTGCATCATTAATGATGCCGTAGACAGTATTTGAAGTAATAGCCATGCGTCACCTCAAGACACTGTACGAACTTTCTTAAGCCATAGAGTCACTGTGTAAGGTGTCGTTGCAGTACTAGTCAAAAGCAAGTCACCAGTCTTGCCTGCTCCAGCGTTGTTTACTAACCCCCCAACATCGTGAAAGTCAAGAGTTTGACCGCTGCCAGTACTAATCGTCAAGGCAGTAGTATTAGCTGTAGCTTCCCAAAGGAGCGTGACAAGCCCAGCACTACCTGCAACATCATAGTAACACTTCTGAATCCTGACCTCAGCGCACTCCGGCGTTACAGTTGCAACATCAAAGATATTAACTGCTGAGTCACCACCAGTACCAGTGATTTGCACGACATAATTACGGGTACCGTTAAGCAAAACTTTTGTGGTAGCCATTTAATTCTCCAAAAGCCCGGCACTAGGGACAAGCGCCGGGCTGGGTAGGTTAGCGCTACAGCAGCAAAGACATAATCAACAGTTGCTGTAGTCCCTGAAACGTAAGCACCTGCCAAAGACAGATTAGTGTCAAACGCAGTAGGTGAAGCGCGAAGCACAGGAGAATCATCAAGATAAACCACCACACCATCTCGAGAGTTATAGCTCAAGCCAAGCTCGAACATTACGTCGTTAGTTGTAGAAATTGTTGCTGTGGAAGTTGTCCCATCAATTTTCAGGGTTAGGGTTGTACCAGTAATACTAATGCAAACTCCATGAGCATGACTAGCAAAGTTATCAGAAAAACCAACTGCAAGAGTTTGGGCAACTGCTGCTAGCGAAGCCCGGCACTTAAAGAAAAATTGCTTAGTAGTAGATAACTTAAAGCTAGCACTAGTAGTACCAACCTGTTTCGTAGTAGCAACAGTAACTTGGCCACCTTCTATCGTGACTGGGAA